TTCATCCATAACAATTTCGTAAATAGTTTCTTCCATGTCTTCTTCATCGTACATTTCAGTCATATCCATGTTTTCTTCTTCCATGTCTTCTTCATCGTACATTTCAGTCATATCCATGTTTTCTTCTTCCATGTCTTCTTCATCGTACATTTCAGTCATATCCATGTTTTCTTCCTCTTCCATATAATCGGCACCTGCCATTTCCCACATTTCATCAAACTCAACTTCACTTTCACTCATAATCATATACTCTTTGCCAGTTCCAGTATCTTTTAAATTGATATTTTGAGAACCGTCTTTAGTAACAACGATTTCATCTTCAGGACCCATAAGTTTAAAAACTTTTAGAACTTGAGATGTTGGTGCGTTAGTTAAGTCAATTGTGTCGGGTGATTCCATATCAGGTTCTGACATATCATCGTCTTCCATGTCCATAGGTTCATCTTCCATGTCCATAGGTTCATCTTCCATGTCATCAACTTCTATTTCCTCTTCTTCATCTTCAATCTCATCATCTTGTTCAAGAAGAGATTCTTTTACCAATTCTTTGATTTCTTTACTCATTACTGAACCAAGTATTCCTTTTGCATTTTCAGCAACCGCTTCTTCCAAATTTTTCATTTGGATGATTGCCTCTTCTAAAATTGATTTGTCTTGTGCCATTTTTTGTTTTTTTGATTTTTATATAAATATTATCATTTGTTAAAAAAACCTTTTTAAGGTATTCAACAAATTAATTTTTTTATTTATTATAAATATTAGTATTTTGATAAAATAAAAAAAGGAGAGTATTTCTACTCTCCTTTTCACATTTTTTCTGAAATTTGATTATTCAATCACCTCGTCTATTTTACTTTCAACGATTGCTGTAATACGCCAATCAGTTGTGTAATGTTCATAAATCTTGGTTATTTTGGCTTCAACATCAGTTGGGGTATACCCCATAACCAATTTTTCCAATTTAATCTTTTTGATTTTACCTGTTTCAGAGTCAATCAAATCTTCAGCAATTTTTGCAACAAAATATTTTTGTCCGTCTTCCATGATTAATATTTTTTAAATTATATGATAATCAATCATAGATAAATTCAAATATAAAATCAATAAATTAAAAACCGTATTTAGATAATTTTTTCATTAAGTCCAAAGTTTTATTTCCATTACTACCAACATTTCTTTCAACCGCCATCTTTCTATCATCTTCAAGATTTTCTTCAAACATATGCTTGTCCTCTTTATTCAAGAAAAGATAAGCACCTGGCGTTGAAGGAGAAGACACCAAATCAAAACAAATTAATTCAAAATCATCTTGAACTTCATTTTGTTCTCCAACCTTTTTTAATGAACCAACACCACGAGATGAAATACCAAGTGTAACACCCTGTCTTAAATAATTCGCCGCCATATCACCCTTTGTGGATACAATACCACGTTCATGAAATCCAGGACTTGTTAATAATTTTAATTTACCCATCAATATTGGACCTTCCCACCATACTTCCGTAATTAAGTGTGAAACTCTGTCTAAATCAATTAAAGATGATTCTGGGTGATTTAATTCAGAAAGAGAAGTACCTTTTTGAATCATCTTTTTGTAAAGATCGGCTTCTCTTTTTAATATCCTTTCGGGATAAATTCTACCATTTCTATTTGGTGTGTTATATTTTTGTAGAACGGCATAAAATTCAAATGGTTTTGAATGGTCTAACATAGTTTTAGATTCCATTATGTATGAATTGTTCACCGTTGTTGGCGACACCCAACCATCATTTTCAATTAATATACCTTTTCCCGTTTCACCAGGATTTAAAATTCTTAAGCTCATCTTTAATTTTTCTTTATAAATATTAAAGATTATTGATTTATTTGATTTTTATCTTTCTTGGTGAGGGTAAATACAAAAAAATCGTTTTTGTTAAAGTTTTGATTTATTACATTTTTAACCATAGATTTTAAATAATCTTTTACTTGTTGTGATTTAAAATCAATTTCTTTTTGTTTAATAAATAAATTGATTTCCAAGTTAAGAAAGGATTTTTTCCCCATTATCAAACCACTTGACCTTAAATCCAAATCAACAATAAAATTTTGTTCAAATAAATCATTGTTGATTGTATTATAAACTGTGTGTTTAATAGATCTGGATAAGTTTAAAACAACTCTATTCCAATTGTCAGATTCTTTTATAGGTTCTACCCAAGTTTGGATATTTAAATAGATTGATTTCAGTTCAATTGAATCTACAGTACCATACGTCACTTTCGCAATTTTAAACCCTTGTATCTTTGAGGTTTTACCTTTTTTCATTCATATATTTTTTTCAAGTTTATTTTTTTGAAAAAAATAGATAATTATTGATTAATAGTCAAAATAAATCTAATTTAGTTAAATATGATAATAGTAAAAGTAGACAGTAAAACACCAATTGATAAAGCGTTAAAGCTTTTTAAAAGTAAAGTCATCAAAACTAAGTTGATGACTGAGTTAAAAAACAGAAAAGACTTTACCAAAAAATCAATTCTGAGAAGAAATGAAATGAACAAAGCTAAGTATGTTCAGACGAAAAAATCAACAGAAGAATATTAAATACTATCCCTCAATCCTTTTAATCTGAAATAAGATAACTTATCAAACTTTTCTGATTGTATTTTTGATATTGTCTCTTGTATTTTAGTTGATGTCTCAATATCAGAGTTTTCGTTAATTGTTTTTAATTTATTAAGAACATCTTCTTTAACAACATGGTAATCCTTTTCCATATTTGATTCATCCATTGACAAGAATTTAATTAATTCTTGTTTGTCAGACTCATTCAAATTTTCAATATAGTTATTGATTGTTTTGTTCGCCAAATTAACCATTGAACTTATCGGAAGTTGAATTGGTTCTTTAGTTTGTTTAGGTTGTTTAATTAATGATTCAGATATAAATTTGCGACTAGTAATCTTATTCTCAATATTCAATACATCCGTTGAGAAAAGATTATCAATTGATTCATATAGATTTTCAGATTGGATGTCACCAACCCAATAATCCAAAACTTCAAATTGAGACTTTTTTACTTTATTTATCGTATTTTCGTAAATTGTGATACATTCATTTATGTAGTCATTTACAATACCAGAATTCATTCCTTTATTGGAATTCAATTCATCATATAAATAAAAGAGTTTACCGATATTTTTATTTTCCAAAACCAATTTTTTGAAGTATTTCATTTCGGTTTTGAATTCACCTTTTGAATATGATTCAAGAAGATTTTTTTCTATTTTTGATTTTAAAAGTCCAAATTTCATTTCTATCTTTTTTTTATAAATATCAATCATTAAGAAGTTTATTCAAATGGTACTCCATTTCCCCCAAATAATTTTTAACCCTTGATAAATCAATTACCTGATCCGATCCAATAAGAGATTCATTTTCCAATAAAATATTTAAATTATCTTTTTTATATGATTCAGGTGCTAATTCAGGTTCTCCACCTGGAGGTGGTGGTACTCCTCCCCCTTCTCCGCCTCCACCTGGAGGTGGTGGTGGTGTTGCTCCTCCACCTTGAGTTGTTCCTGATTGAGTACTATATAATTTATCGATATTACTAAACACTCCAGTTTTAGTAATAATAGTCGCCGTATTTGTCAATTCAGCACCAACAGCTCTCTCAATTCTTTGTTGTTGTAAATCAACCTTAATTTCTTCATCTGACAACCCAAGAATATGTTTTTTCGCCCATGTGATTGACACAGGCATAATCCCTTCTTGTCCCGCAGTTGTTGCTTCTTTATAAACCGCAAACTTCTCTTTCCATATGTCAACTTTTAACAAGTCAGCTTGAGCTGAAGGATTAGTTAATCCTAATGTGAAGTTATTTAATTCATCCTCAAACCCTAATAAAAACAAGTGTATGATTGCAATCTTATTCATTTCAGCAATCATTGATTTTTGAATTCTATTAATTGTCCTAGCAAATCTAATATCAATTAATGATAAATTTTTACCAGACCCAACAGGTTCCTCAAAACCCAAAAAGGCTTTGGGTACTCGTAAAGCAGTTAATAGTTTCTTTTGAATGTATTCAATATCCGCAATCTCTCCCAAGTTTGTACCACCCGCCAAAGTTTCAATCGGCATTGTTTGAGCGGCATCTCTGACAGGTATAAAATAATCTTGATCAACCGCCATCTGATTGAATCTCATATCAACATTACCAGTTGCCGAATCTACAACTTGACTACGTTTAAATTTATTGGCAACACGTTGTACATACGCTTCAACATCTTTATCATCCATATTACCTACGAACACTTTGAATACCCTTCTTTCAGGTGCTCTTGATGTTCTATATATCAACATAGCGTCTTCAGACAATAATAGTTGTTTCCAAATACGTCTTGCCTTTTCCAACATTGATGTACCATATGGAAGTTTTCTATCATCACCCAACAATCTGAAGTGAGCAATTTCCCAAGAATTAAATTCCATATCTTTAACTTTCCATTTAAACCTTAAACCTTTGTTTTCGGCTGGTTCATCAACATTTTGTCTACTTGCTTGAGCCGGCATACCTCTTTCCAAACGTTCAATTTCAATATTTGGTAATTGCATACAACCAACAACACCCTTTTCAGGATCTAGTTTTAAGTAAACGAAGTTATCACCATACTTACAAGTGTTTCTTGTCCACATAGGTAAGTTGGTATTAATATCAAGAACATTATTGAATAAGTCAGCTAATATACTTTTAATACGTTTTGATTCCGAATATATCTGTAACATATATCCATTATGGTCTACTGTCGTAGATTCTTCCCCATAAATGTCTAATGCTGTTGATATTTCCGGAGTAAATTCCATAGATTCGTAATCATAAAACGAAGCCAATCGGGTTGGTTCATAATAAACCGCTTGAGTATAAAGATTACTTTCAATCTTTGTCCATTGATTACCTAAGTAGTAAGTTTGTTGTGCTTGTAATAACTCCGTTTCATACTCTTGCTTAGAAGTTGTCCTCAAGAGTTCTTTTTTATCAAACTTGTATGTTGGGTAGTCCTGATTTAAAAGAGCATTTGGTCCAAAAGCGTGTGATAACCTTTGCCAAACCGTCATATTTTTTTCTTTATTTTCCATAATTTAAAATCTAATTCTAATTAATAAAAATTAAACACTTATTGTTTTGTGCCATTGTTAGTGTTTCCTTTCTGTTGGTTAATTTCGGTTTTGCCACCAGGATTAAGAGTTATCGGGTTTTGACCTGAAACTACTAATCTTCCGTTTGCTGAAATTTTACCTGATTTTTTTCTATTAACTAATCCCATATTTTTTTATTTATAAATATTATCTTCTTTGGTTTCCAAATAACCAAGAGTATTTCATATATTCTTCCTTACTCACATTTTGATTTCTCTGATTGATTCTTTCTTGTCCATATGGTATTACTGGATTAAATTCTAATTGTTTACCCATATTTTCATTATTGGACACAGACCATGAGTTTAACATTGCTTTTGTTTGTTCCGTAACTCTTTCTAAACTACTGAAAGATGATTCTGCAACATATGTCGCCATTGCAATTGACATAATTAAGTCATCATGTTGCCCCTTTTGATGATCAGGCCTACCACTCACATAAATAAATGTATTCATCTCATCAAATAACCTTGAACTATATATTTTAAACTCATGTCTCATCGCTTCCTCAAATGATGCAATAATCTGAACCCTTTTGTTGTTAAAGTTAATACCAGGAATTTTATCTAGTGCCTTTGGATCATATTTCCATTTATTTGCTAAATCAACACCATCAACATATAAATTTTTATAATTCATTTCTTGTAATTTCCTTGAAGTGGATACACCCATACCTCCAGTTATATCAATTACAATAAAACAGTTGTACATATTAGCCCATTTATAACATATTTCCGCCATTGTATCTGGAGGTAGTTTTCCCACATATTCGGCAACTTGTTCTCTTTCATCAAAATCAATAATTTGGAATGAACTAAAGTCTTCACTATCCCCTCTACTAACATCCACACCCATAACATATTTGTGTCCCATCACAGGCTCTTTCCATATCCATAAAGAATTACCCATCATTTTATTTTGAGGTTCTTTAATATAATTGTCCTTTATTTTTTGCATTAATAATGAATCAAATACGTTATCACCTGAACCAAGAAAATTACATTCCAACTCCTGAGATACCTTTCTCTTATCGTATTTCAATTTCTTTACCATTCCCTCAAACCAAGATGAACAGGGTTTATACCCAGTTTCCATCATAATTTTGAGTTCTTCGAAGTTTCTATCTTCAAATGGGATATGTTCCCAACTTATTATATCTTCTTTGTTGTACTCGGTTTTATTGAGTAGATAGTGAACCGTATCTTTGGTTTTGACTAGGTATAAATCTTTTGTGTATCTTGGGTCTCTAAACCAAAACATTTCAGATATTTTGAAATCATTCATACCCCTATTTGCTTGGTTATAGATTTCATAATAAATTGGGTCATATCCATTTGGTGTTGATACCACAATAACTTTACCCCCTGTTGAAAGGGATGCCATACAAGCCGCCCAAAAGTCTGAGTCAGCATCAATAAACGCGGCTTCGTCAAATACAAGAATTGTTGGTGTAAAACCACGGAGTGCATCCTTTGATGTTGCAACTGCCTTAACCTCACATCCGTTATTTGTCCTATAATGTTTTTGAGAATTTTTATCAGCCGAAAAATCAATTCCAACCCAAGACGGCCATTGTCCAATAAACATTCTTATTTTATTCGCCATCTCTTGTGACGTATCCAATTTGTTGGCGATAATCAATATCTTCTCAGGTTTGTTCTTTTTGGCGAATGCTATTTTCTTAGACACCCATGCTGCTGTAACTGTAGATACTCCAGCCTGTCGATACTTTAATGCAATATTTTCATTGAAATTTTCATAATCATCTAATAATGAAACTTGATCAGGAAACAATTCCAATGGAACATATTTTGATACTGTATTGTCATATGTTTCCAAATATGTTCTAAGTGAATAAGGTGTATCCCTCATACACTTTACATATTCCATCATGACTTGTTCTTTTGTTAAACTCATAAATCTTTTTATATAAATATAAAACCCCCCACTTATTTCTAAATGGGGGGTTTAAATTTAATCTTCATCATCTATATCGAATATGTCCCAATCATCGGTATCTAAATCATCTTCTTGTTCGTCTTCCTCCGGATTTTCATCTTCTATTGCTTTATCATAGTTAGGGGATTCAATTTTCGGGGGGTTCTTCTTAATTGTGTCAACAATTTTTTGAGAAAAATTTTCGAACTTATCCATAGCAGCAGGTTTACCCGACAATACTCCATCATACATAATTTCGTTAAATAATTTTGGTTTGTCGTTAGCTAACTTATTGAATTGTGTTTGAATTGCACCGTCCATCCATGTTTCATAACCATCAATTAGTTCACTCCAAAGAAATCTTAGTTTTGAACTAATTTCTCTACCTGTTATCATGTTTTTAATTTCATGTTTGTGAGTATCGGTTATTTTAGTTAATGTATTGTTAATCGTCTTATCTTTTGGTAAATATAAAAGAGAATTGAAGTATCTTCCCGCTTTATAAAGTTCATGTACTAACAGAGGGAAGTTAGGTGCTCTTACAATGAATATCCATGTACCTGGTTCGGTACCATCAGGAACTACATCAACAAAGGCAACTCTACCAACCGCTTGTTCAGCCATCCTCTCCAACATTGCAGTATTATCATTGTAATATACTGTAGCTGAATTTTCAAATTGTTTATATTTGTTTACTAGTTCAGGATTTAGTTGATTTAATTGGGATTCAATTTCTTTATACGAATTAAATCCTTCAGACCAAGCACTACCTTGAGTTGTTGCATTAATAAAATTTCTTGCTTTTACTCGTTCATCAAAATCAGGATCAGATTCTTTAGCTTGTTCAATTTGTTGTGATGAAATTTTTTGAGGTGTAGTTCTAACAGTTGCTCCTGTTGAAAACTCCACATCCATTTTAACAGTACCTTTATCTACTCTTTCTTTAATTCTTGGGAATTTACTGAAAAATAAAGCTAATGCTAGTTTTAATAATTTACCTTTATGTTGAGATTCAAGATTAGGTAATGAATACATTAATTGTCCCATATCATTACCACTACCTCCTTCCTCTTTAGCCCTTTGATATTTTCTATTCTGTGCCGCCAATATTTTCTCTTTAGCGTCAGAACTTAAAAAATCATCAACAGGGGCTTCATATAATAATCTTTTCATTATTAGAATTTTTTATAATTTACAGGTTTGTGATATGATTCATCCATACGTCTCATTTCACTTTCAAAATCATCTTTGAACTTACTCATGAATTTATTTTTACGAGCTTGAGGTTCAGGACTAACATCAGGACTTGGTACAAATGGTTCCTCTTCGTCAGCATCCCATTCAGGTTCAGTATCGGGTTTACTTGGTTTGATACTTGGTTTAATACCAGGTTCAATTGTAATGGGAGAATTCATTCTGAATTTCATCTTTCTTCTCGCTTGCGGTTCCGGATTAGCATCAGGACTTGGTACAAATGGTTCTTCTTCGTCAGCATCCCATTCAGGTTCAGTTTCCCTATCAGGTTTAATTTTAGGTTTAGTTGGTGTAATCACAGGTGCATCATAATCACTCATCATGAAATCTTCATCTTCATCCATTTCACCATCAAAATAAAAACTCTCGTTTAAGGGTTTTTTATTTCTGATTTGATTTTCTATCAATTTTAATAGTTCTCTCTTTTTCATAGTTGGTTCTGTATATTTTTCTATTATTTTATCATAATTTTCCTTCATCCCACCCCAAGCCAAACCTGGTGTAAAAGATGCAAATTTCTTAGCGTATGTGTCAGTAACTTTTTTACCAACATTATCCATATAACCTTCTTTAGTTTCTTTCTTTTTGTATTTTACAGTTTTCTCAGGATGTTTTTTTTCAGGCATATTTTTGTATTGTTTCTTTGATGTACTCTTAGAGAATTCTTTTGCCATTTTACACCACTTACAATCATCTGTTTTACATTTGTTACATCTAGCCCAAAACAACCCTTGTTGTGCTTTAGACTCGAATTTTTCGTCAAGAGTATCTTTAGATCTATCACTACCAGGATAATCAGAACCAGGTTTTTGTATTTTATCTTGATCAATCCCTATTGTCATTGCATCAAATTCAGCATCTTCATTATCTTCTGTCATTGTAATTTTTTTAGATGCGGGATCAATATGGATACCTTTCTGTGATAATGTTTTTTGATCCGTAGGATTACTTGGATCGTAAGTATATTTTGTAACTGTAGATTTTGTCTCTTCCTTTTGTTCTTTTTTCTTTGATTCCAAAAGACGATTAAACAAAGATGTAATTTGAGCCTCAGTTAAAGTATTTAACAAATTTGGACTTAATCCTTCCGATTTTAATTTTTGAATTTTTGTATTATGATTCATATTGAACTTTCCTTTCAAATTCTAACACAATATCTCGTGCATATAGTTTATTTTTAACAGAATCTAATGTATCTCCAAATCTAAATACTAATCTTTTATCCTTTTCAAAATTTACAGATTCTGATTCTTTCTCCCAAGCTAATGCTATAACATCCTCCACTCCATCAAACATTGAAAATATATCAGAATTTTGTAAAACTTCAAAATCTAAAACATTTTTTAATAATCCAACTTTGGATATAAATTCCAAATCTGGTGGTGATGGGTAACCATTTGCTGGTTTACTATCCCAAGATTCTCCCCAAACATCATTTATATTTTCAGAAAAAATGAATTCATACAAATTTTCACCTTTGTAATTAGAACCCAACTTATTAACATAAATTAAAAAACTCATAGAATATTACCTTTTGGTGTTACACTGATTTTCTCTTCGTTCACTAAAAATACTAAACTATTGTTTTTATGTTTTCCAATCAATTTAGCTTCAGGATATTGGTTAAGTAATTTTGTTGCTGATTTTTCTTGATTAAAACTTTCAGATAACGCCTCAACATATTTAAATAAATCGTTTGATTTTGTTTTTACAGCCTTAGTTTTTGGTTGGAAGTATTTACTCAAAACTTTATCAACTTTGGATTCTGTAAACATATCTTCAAACATATTGTCCATTCTTTTTGAATGTTGTCTGTCTCTCATAGAACCATGGTGAAATCTTTCTTGTACTTCAGGTTCAGGCATTCCATCATCTTCCATTTCTGGTTCTGGCATTTCTTCATCTCCCATTTCTGGTTCTGACATTCCTTCTTCACCACCACCTTCAAATTTACCCATAATTTCTTCTTTATCTTCATCATCCAATGAATCCAATTTAAGAGCCGATAATACTGAGTTTATTACATATTTAATATCCTTTGAAGTCATTTCATTTTCCTCATCAGATAAGAATGCTCTAATTTTTTGTCCTAATTTTCCCGTTAGTTTTTGAATTGTTTTGAACGTCACTTGTTCTTCATCATCTTCTTCAGGTTCAGGCATATCCATTTCAGGTTCTGGCATATCCATTTCAGGTTCTGGCATATCCATTTCAGGTGCTGGCATATCACCACCCGCAGGTTGAGGAGCAGGTGCCGGAGCGGGTGCTGGTGCGGGTTGTGGTGGAGGTGCTAATTGAGGTGCAACTTGTTCTGATTGTTCCCCACCAACTTTTATAAAATATTCTTTTTCATCGTCAGATTCGAATAAAGAAATATTTTTTTCAAAACCCTGATTATAATTAACTTCTTTTGATATCAGATTCAATCTTCTCAATGCTTGAGAATAAGATGGATAAAATTTCCTATTTTTGATAGGTTCAATATATTCTGAAACTGATTCAGTTAAACCTTTCTTAAGAACATATCCATTTTTTTCTTTAACAATATGGTATGTGTTACCATCAACCAAAGTTTTTTTATATTCAACTGAAGTATCTTCATTAATAGGTTTTGGAATATTTAACTTATAATTTGAAATTTCAAGGATACGATTAATCATATCAGATCCTTGTAATTTTTCACTTCCAATCGGTCTTAGTTTTCCCATAATTTTTTTGTTTTTATATATAAATATGTAGAATTATTTATTTCTTAATTTTTCATCTAAAGAAAGTTTCTTATCTATAACCTTTACAGGTACATTATATAATTTTTCAATATAACCATTTCTTCTTAAAACTTTGAATACCAAATTTTCAATACTCATTTCACCCCCTTTTTCTAATCCACAGATTCTAAATTTTTTCAGTTTGTTTTTGTATTTTTTAATTAGACTTTTGATTTCTTCTGGGGTTTCCTCTTCAATATTATCCAAAACTCCATTAATTATTCTCATCCATTGTTCTGACTTTTCTTTAACTTGTTTCATGTTTGGTTTACCCATAGACTCTTTCTTAGGTTTACTAATCCATTCATCTCTCATAACCGAATATACTCCAGCACTAACACCGCCAGCATTTACATCTTCAACATAAACTTCAACATCAAATCCAAACATTTTTACATCTCTCTTCTGATTAAAAACAATCTTTTTTAAATCGAAAAATTCAATATATAAATCTTTCATCTCTTCAGGGAATTGTCTATAATCAATCAATAAGTGTAAATCAATATCAGAATACTTTGACCAATTATAGTTAGCAATTGAACCAGTAACAATTATGTCATCAATGACTATATCTAACCCAAAAGAATCAATGAATTGATTAGATATCTCTAATAAATTCCTTCTAACCTTGGGATTAATTTTTTCACCCCCATTTACCCATATATTAGGATTAAGTTCTTTTTTTAAATCAAAACTTGATAATACGTCTTTTAATGATTCCATAACACATAAATATATTCTCACACTCGTTTATATTTAAATGTTTTCGCAATTTTTGAATTAAAAAATTTACCCTGGGATTCTGACATTCTAAATTGGGTATATAATTGATGTGGGATATTTTCATACAAATATCTGTGCCCGTTGTTAAATTCCACAACTAACTCTTTTGATTCAGTATCAAATTCAGTTCTCTTAATATTACTTGACTGAATTTCATTAATAATTTTTGTTCCATTAATTTCTTCTCTTAAAATCGCCATAGTTTTAATATTTAAAAACCCCCATTGAGTTGGGGGTTAGGTTTAGTTAATTTTTTTTAGTTCATCACGGATTTCAATTGCTCGTTCAAAGTTTTGTTCTTGGATTACCTTTTCCAATTCTTTTTGAAGTTCAACAAGCTTTGATTTGTTTTTTGTTAGATTTTTAATCTCATCCCTTAAGATTGCCGCACGTTCAAAGTCTTGTTCTTTAATACTATAATCAAGTTCTTTTTGAATGTCATTCACCCTTCTTTGGATTGGTTTTACTTTTATTTTATCTGTTGAATCTTCAGGTTCATAAAAATAAACAATTGATGTGACTAACCCATCTTTTGATTTTTTTATAAATGATTTCCAATCATCTAAATTTTCAGGTAAGTCCTCAATACGTATTTTATCGAAAAAACTTTCAAGTGGAGTTATGGGTCTAAATCTATCCCCAAATAGGTCTTTTAAAATTTCCTCAAATTTTTTATTAAATTCTCTGTTTGACATATATTTTTAAATTTAAAAGTTTATTTTAATACTAATTTTTAACTAATTATATACCAAAAAATCAAAAAACAAACAATGTCAGTTACATATTTTAAAATATGACAATTTGTCAGATTTGTTGAAATGACAAAATAAAACATTATAATTGAATAAAAAAAACATGATAGATTCAAAAGACGGAGATTACTCAACGAAAGGCAAAGGGGATACACCTGTACTTAATAATTTCGCAAAAGATTTAATCAAACTTGCTGAAGAAGGAAAATTGGATCCTGTTGTCGGTAGAGATAGAGAAATTACAAGGATAGCCCAAATATTATCAAGAAGAAAAAAGAATAACCCAATTATCATCGGAGAACCAGGATGTGGAAAAACTGCAATAGTTGAGGGTTTAGCTTTAAAAATATTAAATGGGGAGTGTCCAAGAAATTTAATGGATAAAAGAATCATGTCCTTAGATATAACCTCAATTGTTGCTGGGACAAAATATCGTGGACAATTTGAAGAGAGAATGAAAGTTATTATTGATGAGCTTCAAAACGCTCCAAATATAATCCTATTCATTGATGAAATCCATCAGATTGTTGGTGCCGGAAATTCATCAGGTTCGTTGGACGCATCAAACATATTCAAACCCGCCTTAGCTAGGGGTGAAATACAGTGTATTGGTGCCACAACATTGGATGAATATAGAAAGAACTTTGAAAAGGATGGTGCATTAGAAAGACGATTCCAAAAAGTAGTTGTTGATCCTTCAACAAAAGAAGAAACACTACAAATTCTCATCAATGTTAAAGAAAAATATGAAACTTATCACAAAGTAAGTTATAGTGATGAAGTTTTAAAACTTTGTGTTGATTTAGCGGAAAGATATATCACAGATAGAGAATTCCCTGATAAAGCCTTCGATATAATCGATGAAGTTGGAGCGAGAAGCCAGGTAGAAATTAAAATGCCGAAAATTATTGAAGACTT